TCTGTCTGTCTGTCTGTCTGTCTGTCTGTCTGTCTGTCTGTCTGTCTGTCTGTCTGTCAAGATTGTGCTGTGGTAATGTGCCGTTGTCAATCAACTGTTTTATCAGTTTGTCTGCCTTTTCATTGTTTATGTAATACTTCTCGTCCACATCATCTTCAAGGTAATCTTTTAGCTTCTTTTTTAATGGTATCGGCTGTGGAAAATGGTAGTTATATTCTCCCAAAAACGAAAACATGAAGCACCTTTCACGATTCTGTGCAACTCCGTAGTTCTTTGCGTTCAAATCCTGCCAGTAGCTTACATATCCAAGGCTTGTCAAAAAATCAATCCAGTTCTGAAAATCTACCATGTTTGCATTGGCATGTACTTGCGGTACATTCTCCATGAACAGAATCTGTGGTAACTCACCGCCATCATCTCTTATCTCTTTCAGAATACGTTCTACTTCCCACAAAAGGCCGGACCGTGTACCACTTCCTTTTTTCATGCCTGCTTGTTTTCCGGCAACCGATAAATCGGTACATGGGAATGAGTAAGTAAGTAAGTAAGTGAATACCTCTGTGTCGCAAATATCCAAATCTTCCGCATGAACCTTAGTTATATCCATTGTCGGAAAATCTGTTCCATGCACTGCGTTATAGCTTTCTATGGCATATTTATCAAATTCTACAACTCTATAATGCTCAAATTTTGCACCAATTCTTTCCAGCGCCATTGCCTGTGAACCATATCCGGCAAACAGTTCAATTAATCGTATAGGTTTTGTAATACAGATTGGTTCACGTATCATGTCAAAAATGCTCATCTGATTCTGACATTTGTAATCAAACTTATCTAAATCACTCATTTTTTTCAAGGAGACCGCATATGCTTCACTCTGGCCAGAGTCTCGGCTCCTTTCTACATAAAATCTTCTAAACTCATTTGTCCTTTGCAATTTCCACCAATCGTGGATGGATCCCAGCCAACTCCAATGTAGTCCAGAACCTTTGCCCATCCATAGTCGTTCCCATCCTTATCCTTACACATATGAAACATCAGATAATCCCACTCTTTTGGGTTACTCTCATATAGTAAATCGAATCGATGCGGTCGTTTCTCCATGTGTATTCCGAAACCGCACATACTGCATCCGGTACGCTGTGCCTTAGTTGTGTATAGTGTCCCGTCCGGCTTTTTCTCAATCGTTCCGTAGATCTCCGGGATAATGCTGTCTGGCACTTCAAAACTTTGAGGTAATCTTCCTTCTTTCAACAGTTTCTCATGATATTTTTCTTTCAGTCCGGTTTTCCACAGTTCGTCCATCTCCAGTGCGAGTTTTAAAATGTCCTGCCTATGGAAGATTGCAAATGGTGCCGATCTGATCGTAGATGCTCCAAAATAGTTACATCCGTTCATCCGCAGGCTCTTGGCACGTCTGCCACCTTCGGATGCCATCAGTCCCAGATACGGCACACTGTTATGCTCTTTTCCCCAGTCATCACAGTTTTTCTCTTTAAGGTAATAACAACACTTGGACGATACGAGAAAATCCGGCTTCTGATAATCACACCCTTCATTTTCGTTTTCATATCCACCGAACAGCTTCAACCACCGCTGATTAAGCTGCATCTTCGAATTCTTCTGCCAGCCGCCGTATTCCCCGGTCTCTCCCGTTATGATAGCATGTCTGACTGTCTTATTCTTCTCGCTCGGATTTTGCAAAAGTTCTATCTTCCCGGCAATCTCTTTTGAAATGACTGGAAAGCCAAACTCCTGTATAACTCTTGCTTTTGTCCAATAAGTACCATCCTCTCTTTTCAGCGGCGGCACATTGATGATTCCCAGTGCTTTATGCACTCTCTGAATACTCTTATCTTCCAGTGCAGATGCACTGACTCCTGGTGCATCAATTCCGCATACCTCATGTAAAAACAGGTATAAGATTATACTGTCAAGTCCACCGACCGAAACATGGTAGTTGAGCAACCTTCCATCACATTCACTTGCGAATTCTTCTGCTCTGATCTGTGCATATTTTCTTTTATATTCATATGGCTGCTTTTCTTTCTGCATAAATGATGCAATCTTCTCATATGCTCCGATCCGCTCCATTCTTTCTTTTACTGATTCCATTTTTTCTCGGAGTAAAGAATTCTTTCACGCTGGCCAGCAAACCTCTCACTCCTTTCGATTTACTTCAAAATTTCATCTAAGCAGGCATTCCAACCTACGCTCTTTGCATCCGTCCAAAAGTTACTTATGTAGTGATTTTTGTTATGATTAATTTCTCTTTTCTCCGGCAATTCCCGGAGCGGACACAGATCATGCCGTTTCTGTGTGAATGTGCTTTGTGATAATTTCGAAGCACCATTATTTAGCACATTCATAAGCTGGCATTTTTTAATTCCTTGAAATTCGTACATGAATTTACACTTACTGCACGATTCCGGCATATCCATAATAAAAATTGCTTTATCCATACCTCACACTCCTTCCGGCTTTTCGCACCGCTCAAAATAAAACCTTATCGGTTCTCTGTTTTCCTGCACCATACCGTATCGCAATGCTATGTTATATGTACACACATCTCTTGCCAGCCTGTCCGGTATCTTCTGCAACTGCTTTCTAAATGTCTCTAAATCCATTGTTGCCTTATAACGATTGCATGAACCGCAGGACGGCATCAGATTACTTATGTCGTGTACGTCTATTCCGGTAAATTCTTCGGTGTACTCATAATTTCTGATGCAATGCAAATGGTCTACATTAAAGCCTTTTTCCGGTATTTCACACCCACAGTAAGCGCAGTGACCGTTGTATTTCTCGTACACAAATTTTCTAACAGATTTAGAAATCGATTTTCGCATCTACTACACCTCTCTTTATCTTCCTGCCGCAGTAAGGGTAATACTTATAGCCGTTTTCTTCTGGCGTGCCCTCAAATATAAGATGGCGGTTCTCACACTCTGTTACATAAAGGTTTGATTCTGAATCTTCAAGTTTCCACTCGCATGACTGTTCTGTGGAACACTCGCCTTTCACAATCTCAATAGCCTTTTTATAAGCTATAAGCATTCCTAATTCCTTTGGTTTATCATTTACAATATCATCAAGTATCCTATTTACTGGTACAAGGCTTTTCAGCTTTTCCAACTGCTCCACAACCTTGTCCGGGTCATAGGCGGTCGGGATTTCATCAATTTTCTGTGCCAATGCATAGAACATATCTTTGCCACTATTCTGCGTAAGAAGAATATCCATAAACCATTGTTGATATAATTCTTGCTTTAATGTCTCCGCATCAATCAATCTTCCCATCGTTCTCCCTCCTGTTCCATGCTTTTATGGCTCTTTTCTTACACTCATCGATATTCTCCATCGTGTCATCCTCTTTGCTCGTTTCTGGGCAAAATCCCTCTGTTCGTGCTCCACATTCGCATGCGCACCAAATGGTAAAACCGTAAGATTTTATAACTGCTTTAATTTTTGCTTTTCCACCACAGAACGGGCATGGCTTAAGGCTTTCACTCATTCTTCATTCCTCCAATCTAACTTCTGACCGCATCTATCACAATATTCGTTAAATGTGCCGCCACACCACTTACCGTCTATCTTTGATATGATTTTCCGCTTGCATACGGGACATCCATAATTAACGGTTCCGTTGTTATAGTCAAATGAGATGACTTTCTTCGCTGTCTGTTTCTCCACCGCCGCCCGGCATTCTTCCACCGTGCCGATTGCACGATACTGCTTAACTTCTTCCGATACTAATGCCATTTGACATAGTTCTTTATAATTTTTTTCTTTATCATACTCAACTTCTGTGAATGGTTTATCCAACAGAACACATAATAATTCGTACCAGCTTAAACCATGTCGCCTTGCTAATTGCTCCAAAGTCTGTCCCCAATGATTTTCCATTGCCTGTTTTTCATGCGGTGCAATTAAATTCCAGTCTATAGATTCATTTGTTCCTAAAATTGTGAATTTTTTCTCACTCATAACCGCACCTCCAACAGTTCCGGGTTATTAATCATGTTGCCGATCACTTCAAAATTTTCTGAATCAAAATCATCCAGTTCCTCATAGTCATCACAGCCCGGCTCATTCGTACACCATCCGTTTTCATGCCACACGACACGCTTTCTCGTCTCATCTTCTGGAAACTCATCATCGATATGCCCTGAAAGAATATCATTCTCAAAAATCAGCTTGCCATTCTTATCCTTAAGTCCGGTGCACTGGCAGACGGTTTTAGGTATAACCTCTACAATCTTATTTCCATGACTGTTTTTCTCGCTATCAACGTCATAAAACTTTTCCGGCTCATTTACGATAATCACCGTCTTTTCTCCAAGAACTGCATAAAATCCAGTTACCCACTGTTTTCTAGTCCCTATTGGTCTTGCTTTACATAAATATCTATCTTCCATCCTTTTCCTCCATTTCTTTCAACTTGGCTTTGGCTTCAGTTTCTGTGAAGAATACCGTTTCGCCAATATCAGTGAAATATATCTCTGTAGACACATAAGGGCAATCATCCCTGTCATAATGAATTTCTGCCATGTTACACCAATTTCCACTTCTATCCCTATAATTTCCCAAGAATATTGTCTCAACCGTACATGGTTCAATAAAGTTTTCGCTTATCTGATATACCTTATCTCCCACCTTGCATGGCAACCGCAGAAGTAATCCCTGCTCCTCGGCATCCTCATAGTCTTTGAGTTTCCGATATACGGCATCTATTTCCTCGCAATCCGGTTCACATGCCCTTTCCCACAGTTCATCATCAATCCATGATGGATTCCTTTCTGTTAATCTTTCCATGTTGCTTCCTCACTTTCTGCTTTTCCTTTTCTTCACATGGCTTACAAAGCCTACTACACCAACCGCATGGTGTTATGTATGGACATTCTTCTCCAAGTCTCATGCTATTCCTCACTTTCTGCCTTAAGCCATTGTTCCACCTCTGTAACAGAACACATTGCTACGCCGCCCTCAATGGTCATTACACTACCATGCTCATATGTTTCGATTGAGCAAAGGAAATCTAAAAGTTCCTCATCCGTCATGCTTCTGATCCGGTCTGCATTGGTCTGTGGCTTTTTAGCCATGCTCTTCATACATTCCATCATATTTCTACCTCACTAAATCTGTTATTTTAACAGATACCCCTTTATATTTCCCGGTGCGACAATACTCTGCGGTATCAAAAAAACAAATGCATCCATCGTCTTTTTTTTCAAGTGCTATGCTTACACCATTGCTTACCAGTGTATTTTTTAACAGCGTCAGTACCGCTCTTATCTCCTGCTTGGTTTCATCCGTCATTTCAACTGTACCCTCTTCTTTCTTCCTTTCTTCTCAAACTTATCGCACATTCCAACCGGGCATCCACGCCTTAATCTGGTCTGTAAATAATATCCACACATAATCTCTGTCTGGTTGTGCTTGTACGAATATTTACATTTCCGGCAGTATTTTATGCTTGTCTTTGTCATTTCTCCCATGTTAATAATCCTTATTTCGCCACTTAATTTTTATTTTATATTTCCACTCGTTATCATCTTTTCAATGATTTCCTCCTGCATCCGCTCTGCGATATGATCCCGGACTGATTCTTCTGGAAATGCGATCTGATATGTCCGCTCCTTGATCCGGTTCGTGATCCGGTCATCGTAGGATAGTTTGTCCAGCGGATCATTACTCGTGAAAATCGTTACCTTCTGGTTTATGTACCGCTCGTTGATGATCTGATACATTTTGTCATTTATCCAGTCCGCTGGTCTCTCCACTCCGAAATCATCAATTACAAGAATGTCTGTGGTGTAAAGTGCGTCTAAAAGCTGGTTCTCACTGTATTCTGTATCTCTCCGCCATGTATTCTTAATCTCTTGCAGGATGGTCAGTGACACTGCAAACTTCACTGCATAGTTTTTCATCAGCTCATTTGCAATCCCGGCAGCGATCCTCGTCTTACCGCTTCCCTTTGTCCTCGACCAGATATACAGTCCCATGCCTCTTTCCTTCTGGCTCTCAAAATCATCCAGATAGGTTTTTATGATTTTACAGGCATCTGACACCATCTTTTTACTTTCCGGCTTCCTGTACACATCCATTCGAAACAATCTCAGATCCATCCCACGGAATGCCTCCGGTATATCTGCGAATCGCAACCGCCTTGACATGACCGCTTTCTCACGGCATTTACACGGTACTGCGATTTCCACACCGTCTTTTATTTTTAAAATCCACTCCCGCCCTTCGCAAATTGGACACACATCAGAATCCCTGGAAGTCTCCTGTGTCTCCACATTCCTGCATAAGTTCGTTGAGTGATTTTTCATGCGTTCCAGTATCTCTTCCAACTGATCCATCGTTCTCTCCTTTCAGGTACTGCATAAACAAATTCTCTTTCAAGAAATTCTCTGCATTTTTAATATAACGATCAGGTGTCCTTTTCTTCTGGCAGTCAACAGCGTAATTTTGTGCAGCCACTATCAGATCATCTTCCGGTACACCAGCCAGTACCGCATTGCAGTATTCTGTTTCAGCAAGACAACCAGTACACCGTTTCGGATAGGCCGCGGCAAACTCTCCAAATTTTCCCACGGGGGATATAGGGGGTGTGTTTCTTCCCTTCTTTCCTTCTTTCTTTTCTTCTATTGTTGTCGTTAGTTTGTCGTTAGTTTGTCGCTTGCTTGTCGCTTGCTTGTCGTTCTGTTTGTCGGTTGTCTGGTATAAATCGTACTTAACTACCGTAAATACGCTAAATTTGCTTGTCGTTTTGCTTGTCACTTCGCCTGTCGTTTTCAAATGCGAAATTGCTGTTCGAATTTCACGGTCTGAAAGCCCTGTTTCGTCCGACAATTTCCTGATAGATGTTACAAACGATCCACGTGGTATCGTTGTTCCTTTAAAATTTCCATCCTTCCAATTGGCTTTCAGCAACATATGGATAAACAGCCGGGTTGTATTAATGTCTGTGTACCACTCCCACTCCAGAAGTCCACGGCTCAGTTTTATGTAGTTGCCATCCACCAGATCACCCCGTTTCCAAGTCCTTAAGTAAGTCTCTTAATTTCATTTTTGCCTGTTCCGCTGTAAGTTCCGTGATTGTGACCTCAATTCTCGGATTCTCTTTATCTACAGAAACATCATGATAAAAATGAGGGATGCATCTGCGGTTATCTTCTTGCAGCACCTTTGTTTTTGTGAGACTGTCCTGAATGAACTTTGTTGCGCAGGAGAGAATGTTGTCCCCATCTCTCCTGTTGTCTTTTTCAAAACAGTGGTAATAGATCAGTACCGGCTTTTCGATATGTACACCATGGAGCTGCTGTCTGATACACCACATGATGTGATTCTCATTATCATTTTTTACCTTTCCACCCTTATATGGGTTAGTGCGATTGGCTGCGGTGTAATTGTTCAAGCCTTCCAAACGCCCCGGAACTGTAAATTTATACTCCATCGGCACCGTCCTCCATTCTGATCTGCGCATTGCAATCATTAATCTGCTCTGCTAAATATGCCGGAAGAGTGTAACAATCAACAAATTCATGTGCATCGGCAAGATTCTTGCGTTTCAGTGCCTTGTAGCTTTTCATTTTTCCTTCATCATCGTAGATACCAAACTCACGTTTTAACTGATTATAAATATCACTGAACACTTTTTTATGTACTTTACTATCCCTGTAAGCTTCTGATTTCTTACCACCGAGCATTTCCACCGCCTTACGTCTGACGTGTGCGGAAAGTTCGTCTGATTCTGCTCCGAACAGCGGCATATCATTTTCAATGGAATATACTTTTTGCTCTACGGTTTCAACTTTCTGTTCCAACTCCACAGTTCCCTGTGCCAGCAATGCAATCTGTTCCAAGGCTGTGAGAGGTTTCTTAATTGCATCTTCCAACTCATGAAAACGATTGATATATTTTGCAGTGAACTCTGTACCTTTCACACCAGTGAGCTTGTGAGCAATAAATTCACAGCCTTTCTTTGTAACCAGATAGCAAGGTCTGCTCTGATTGTTATTATCTTTATATGTACTTTCCTCAAAAAAATCGCCCAGCGCAATCTTGCTCTCGGCAAATTGCTTTGCATATCTTCTGATATCTCTTAATAATTCTTTATGTTCTTTTCCGACCATATCAGCAACTTCTACTGATGTAATTGTTTTCTGTTCTAAATTCAAAACTTCTCCTTTCTCCCGGCACCATGGAAAGCACCGGGAAACCATGGCTTCCAACAATCGTGATATATTATTTTCTGCATGAATAGGTTTCTTTCTGCCATTTGGCAAGGTGTTTCAACCCTATAAATCCTTTACAACAATTCCATAGACCTTATACATCTCTCTGAACCGGATCACTCCAAGGCTGTGTGCCAGTGTGTGGTGTTCTCTGCATAAACAGATTTTTTTATAACTGGAATCATCTACTTTTGTCCTGTCATTACCCATTCCGATTGCATCCTCATGATGAATCTCTCCATCTTTTCCGCAGATTGCACATTTTTTGTGTAACAGGCAGTAGTAAAGATATCTTCCTATGTCATCTGTACGTTCTATTGCATTGTCAGAAAGCGGTATTCCGTTCTCTAGGGCAAATTCCAGTATCGTGTTGATAAATTCCCTCGCTGTGTCCATAGAACAGTTGGAAAGACTGAAATACGCATCACCGGTACGCATCATATGCTGATACTTCAATATCTCTTTCATTTCTTCTGGAAGATATCCTGTCCAATCTGAAATGTCTCTGATAGTTGCATATGCTTTTTTTCTCTGCTCTGCCGATATGTGTCTGCCATCATCAAACCGAATCTCAGCATTTCTAATTTTCTTTCTTTGGAACATGTCCCCAAGCTTCAGATCTGGAACAGATACAACCAAGTCTGTTCCGTCATTCCGCTCTCGGTATTGGTTAATCTTTACAAGTGCATGCATTAATCATCACCATATTTCTTTTTCAGACTCCTAATTACATTCGTTGCATCATTTTTTGTTAATTTCTTTTCATCGAGATTATTTGATGAATACAGCTCTTTGACATCAACACCATGTTTTTTGCAGATTGCGAAAATACAATTTTTCTGTGCCTGTGATGCCAATTCATGTCCTTCTTTTTCTACTCTTTCATTGAAAGCCTGCTCCTCTGTCTGTCTTTCCACCTGTTTTTTATATTCATCTGAATCTGCATCCTTTTCATCATCCAAAAGGAAAAGACCATTTAAGGAATATTTGCGTGCATAACTGGATGCTGTCCCGGTAATTTGTGAATCATCCATACCTTTTTTAAATCCAGCCTCTCTTGCGTAAGCAGTAACACTTATGGATTCTTCACTTTCACAGTCATGCAATGTTGCTGTTGCCTTTACGTAAATTCGATCTCCAATACACTCCATACAATCTGATAAAGTAAGAGATACTTTATTATCGTCGAGATAAGGTTTGACAGCATTTAAAATTCCTTCTGCATTACGATAATTGTAATTGCCAAAAGAGTTGTATAAATTTTTAGGAGCTTTCAAATTTACCTGTATAAACAACAGTTTCTCTTTTAAACTCATGACTTCTCCTCCACAATTCTGCTTGACCACATATCAGCAAAATGTAACAACAGATACAATGGCGTTTCTTTACCGGAAATATCATATTTAAACGATCCATACAGTCCATTATGCCAAAGGATAGCCTGCTCTTCTTCCTCTGTAAGCTTGATGTATCTTTCAGCAATTGCAATACTTCTCACTTCATGTGGAATATACAGAAGTTCTTTATTTATCTCATATGGTTTTGCTTCTGACTGTACCAATGGATATTCTCCATTTTCATCCTTTTTCCGGCTCTTGATCATATTAGGTACATAGTTTGGTTTTCCATAATCTCCCATCTTTCCAAGATCATGCAGCAAAGCACAAATGATAATGGCATTCTGTGTTTCATCCGGTAAAACTTCCGATCCTTCCGCCAATAAAAATGACATATCCTGCATGATTCCGAGGACATTCCAACTATGTTCTGCTAAACCGCCCTCTTTTGCCAAATGGTTAGAACCCGAACACGGAGCCGCAAAAAATCCATCATTTTTCATGGCTGCAATTAAATCTTTCATTCCATCTCTTTCAGTGGACATAAGTTTTTCCACAATTAAATTTTCAAATTCTTCCATCTTTCTTTTATCCTCTCTTCCTCTGATTCAATATCTGCCATCTCTTCACGTCTGGCTTGTTTCTCATATAATCTGTGGCGGCGTTCTCTGTCCCTCTCGTACTCTTCGAGCATATCGAGGCTGTCCGGTATGTAATCATTCATATCTGTGAGAAAATCCCTCCCCATCATCGTCTGTGTCGGTAATCAGCTTCCTTGTGCCATACACAAATTCACCATGAATACTTCCGTCGGTATGCCATGAGACTTCACCGGCTTCTATGCCTAAATCTTCCAGTGTTCTTTCAAATTCTGCCAGTGCATCCTTGAGTATTCCTAAATCCTTCCATGTCAAACTAGGCGCTGCCATTTAAAAATTCCTCCATTTCCATCTGTCTGAAATCTGTAGATAAAACCATGTATCTGACAGCTTTCTCACGCTGTTGATTCATGTACTGCTCGTCCCGGCATTCTTCACACATGTTTCCCTCTCCGGGATCTAAACTGCATCCACAGATTCTGCATTTTCTGTAAATCATAAAATCACGCTTTCCAAAAATTTAACTACGTGTTACAATAAACGCAGAAATACTTTTGTATTCCTACGGTAAATAGCACCTGCGTTCGCCAAAACATTTAGGGTGCTATTTTTTTGTCCTCAAATTCTCCAAGGAACTCTACATCAGCGTCAAGCTTGTCCTTCCTGCGGATCATGTAAAAGTATGCTTTCCGCTTTTCTTCCCGGCGGTTCTCCACATCCATGATCACAACTCCAATAAGTGCAACCACCGCACCGAGAGCTATTGCGATCAGCAGAAAAACATAATACGTTCCATCCGCATCGAGCATTCCACCCAGAAACATAATTCCAAGCCCTACCGCTATAAATACTTTACTGATCTGCTTCATTCTCCACCTCCTACTCTGGTACATCCTTATTTTCAAATGTGATTTTTACTCCTGCGATATCCGCCAGCTTAAATAAATCCTTTAATCGGATTTTTTCTGGATGTAAAAGTCTGTCTGTGACTGTTCGTGTTGGAATACCACTTTTTGCACTCACATCCGCTGTTGATAGATTATTCTGCCGAAAACCTCCTCTTAACAAACCAGCGACATAATCAACTCTCTTTTTCATTTTATCCTCGCATAAATTTGTTTTTGGCATAATTTCTCACTCTCCTTTCTAAAAATGGTACAAATCTTTTCGAGTTGCATGTTAATATGTGTATATCAAAAATAGAAAGGAGGAAATACACATGACACATACTGCTGAAAAGTCCTTAAAATTTCTTCAAGCCAAAGCTATAACTGGCATAAAAGACTTTAAAGACTTAGATTTAATGACTGAGCTTGGTCTTTCTTATGAAATTGCCTTTAATGTCATTGCTGAGCTTGAAAAATACGGTTATATAGAAGTTGATCGTCAATACGTCAATTCACATTTCACACTGATTTAACTTCTATAGATAGTCCTGAGTAATTTTACTTGGGGCTATTTTTCTGTCCTGCTTATTGGACTGATGTTGTGGTATCTTCTAGTCAAGAAGTTTGTCAATTTTAACTTTTAGGATTTTTGCAACAGAATTAAGGTTTTCTGCGGATGGTGTTGAATTGTTCCATTTAGAAATTGCTCCGTGGCTCAATCCTGCTTTTTTTTCAACAGCAGCAACACTCATGCCTTTTTCCTTGCAAATATCCCTGATTTTGTTGTAAATCAATACTATGCCTCCTTTGAATATTTTCTACTTTTTATTGACATATAGTAGAATTTATTCTATAATTATTTTAACGACAAAACAAAAAGAAATTATTCTACTATATGTCGTGAAGTAGATTTTTTTCTACTTCATGTTTGTATTGTATAGCTTTTTTTCTACGTTGTCAATACTTTTTGTAGAATTTTTTCTACTTTTATTTTAGGAGGAAAGCTATGTCTACATATGAAGTTATTAAACAACTATGTGATGAACATGGAATTGCTCTAACAGCGCTCGAAAAAGAATTGGGATTTGGCAGAGGTTCACTTGGAAAATTAAAAAGTGGCGGAACATCTGCAAAAAGATTACAAAAGATTGCTGATTATTTCGGTGTATCCATTAATTATTTAATGAATGGAGAAACTACGGAGAAAATCAACAACACTTCTCAACTTTCCACTAAAGATGAACGCGATATAGCAAAAGACATGGAAAACATTCGACAGAAATTAATGAATGGCGCAGATGGTCCTCTCTCTTACGATGGAGAACCTGTCACTGCAGAAGACGCTGAATTGCTACTCGGTCAAATCGAGTTGATGATGCGCAGATTAAAACCTATTAATAAAGAGAAGTACAATCCTAATAAGAATAAAAAGTAGGTGCTACATAATTGAGAAAAGACATAAAGCAGTTAGTAAATTATTACGTAAAAAAATTCAATACGAGAAATCCATACAAGCTTGCAGAGTGTCTGAATGTAGAAGTCCAGATCGGCGAGCTTGGAAGTCAAGCCGGATGCTACATGTTTCTTAAGAACCACAAATGCATCTTTCTGAATGAGGATTTGGAAGAAAATGAGATGCGCCTTGTCATGGCTCATGAGCTTGGACATGCTATCATGCATCGAAAAGAAAATTGTTATTTTATCCGGAATAAAACTCTCATGCTCACATCAAAATTAGAAATTGAAGCAAACACATTTGCAGCAGAGCTTCTGATCCCGGATGAAATCATTTTTGAGAACCAACGAACTACTACCGAGCAGCTTTCCAGGTTGCTTGGATACGAACAGGCTCTTATAGAGCTTCGCTTAAAAACATTTTGAAAAATAGGAGGATTTTTGTTATGCCATTATTAGTCATTATTATCTTATTAATCTTAGCTTGGTTTTTGTATAAATTAATATACTATAGAAGCAATTCATTTATTGAATTGAAAAACAAAATTGAAAAATATACAAAAGACTGCAATGACCTTAATGATCATATTTATGAGTTAAAAAGAACCCACATAGGAATAGATCAGCTAGATTATGGAAAAGCATCTTATCAAGATGCAAGTAATTACAATTACAAGCGTCCGGAATTGAAAAAACAGGTGTTTGCACCAAATATTTGTAACTGTTCAAGAAGCGTTTGCGATTCAGCTCGAAAGCAACCCTTTAAATATGTATGCAAATATTTTAATATTAAGAGCACCGAGGAAAACCTTGAACAATTTGAAAATATGCTGAATAATTTTGAAGCTGCTGAAAATGGTAAAAACTTATTGGTAAATGAAAAAAACAACATTATCAATGGAATCAGTTCCGAAATCCCATTTTTAATTAAAACATTTGACAAAAAAAATTTAGAGAAAAAACTCGGTTTTGAACCTATTGATTTAAGTACAATTTATTTTCCAAAGTACATATTCAAATACACAAGTTCTGGTGGTAATGCAGCAACACAATGTGATGTCGTTTTCAACCTTGATAATTTAAACCGGTTTGTGGTTTATCTGTCAGAATTAGTAAAATTCAAAAAAAGTGCTGCTGGACAAAGAGCTTTAATGACAAGTAAATTAAGAAAAAGTATTTTGGAACGTGATGGATACACCTGTCAGAAATGTGGTGCTTCACAAAAAAATGAACCAAACCTATTACTTGAAGTCGATCATATTATTCCGATTTCAAAAGGTGGTATCACATCTGTTGAAAATTTACAAACATTATGTTGGAGATGTAATAGATCCAAAGGAAGTAAATTAGATTTTTAAATATAAAATTGCCCCTAGTACCGTAATACCAAGGGCAATCCTTCTGAATGATACAGAAGCTCTCACAAAACGTATTGTATCATTCGGAGCAGCCAAATGCAAGCGGAACACCAGTTCTCTGCTGGCTGTTATTTTTATACCTATTTTTAAGGAGGATGATACTATGGCAACTGCAAAAAAATTACCTTCTGGATCTTGGAGATGTTTAGTGTTTAGTCACTATGAATATGTTACTGAGAAAGACGGAAATATAAAAAAGAAACGTATTTATGAATCATTTACATGCGATGATCCAAGCCCAGCTGGGAAAAGAAGATGCGAGGCTATGGCTGCAGAATATGCCAACAAGAAAGAGCAAAGCAATCTTTCAAGCTACAAATTGACCTTTGGAGAAGCAATGGACGCATATATATCTGAACGCTCTCAAATTCTGTCTCCTGCATCAATAAGGAAATATAGAAGCATGCAAAAAGAGTTTTCTATGCTTAATAATTACAAACTAAAGGATATCAATCAAAAAATCGTCCAACAATATATCAATTCTATCTCTGGAACATTATCACCCAAAACTGTACGTGATCGCCACGGGCTCATTACAGCAGTACTAAAAAGATATGACCAGAATGTTATTTTAAATACTACTCTTCCGAAAAAGAAACGGGTTGAAAGAAACATACCATCAGAGTGCGATATTAAATTATTAATAGAAGCTGCAAAGGGTACAGAAATGGAAGTCCCAATTTATTTAGGAGCATTTGGCATGATGCGGCGTGGGGAAATATCCGCATTAAAGAAGTCAGACTTTGAAAACAATGTAGTTCATATAAGTAAAACAATGGTTCTATCTCCTGATAATAAATGGATTGTAAAAGCACCAAAATCATATGCTGGTGATCGTTTTGTCCCAGTTCCACAGTTTGTTGTAGATGCATTTATGGCACTGCCGAATAATGGGGTAAATATGACACCAAACATTATTACATCACGTTTTGAACATGTGCTAAATAATGCCGGTATTGAGCATTTCCGTTTCCACGATTTGCGTCACTACTCTGCAAGCATACAGCATGCGTTGGGAATACCTGATGCTTATATCATGCAGGCTGGCGGTTGGGGAAACGACAGAGTATTGAAAGATGTGTATCGGCATACCTTAGAAGATTCAAAAAAGAAAATGAGTAATATAGCTATTAACTATTTTGAAAATATGCAACACGAAATGCAACATGGCACAAAAAAAACACCGTAAATTCGGTGTTTTTAGAGCAGGGGATGAGAGAATCGAACTATAATGAATGCATTCTTATCAAACCTAGGTTTTACTGTAACCATTGATTTTACTGTGTTTTGAGCATTTTTTTATTTGCTTATAAAGTGGCAAATTTGCCATAGAAGTATATAAAATGCAACACGATGCAACACGAAATGCAACACGAAATTGAACATGTTTCTTTCTACTTTAAAAATAGCCGGCAGATAAACTCTACCGGCTATGGTTTTATAATGATTCAAGACCTACTTTCCATGTATTCTTTCCAACAATTCCATCCGCTGTCAATCCGTGGCTCCTCTGCCATGTCTTGGTCGATGCTTCCGTACCTCTGCCGAAATTGCCATCTGCTGTCGCACCAATGATGATCTGCCATACCTTAACCACATTTCCTTTACTACCTTTTCTGATCGTAGTCATATTGTAATCCTCGCTTTCTGATTTTGATGTATTTGCTGCTGCCACTGCTTTATTAAATAAAGCCTGCTCTGCCGACCTACGTCTTTTAAGTCCTGCAAGCACTTTACCATTTGCTTTACAGTACTGTGGCATTGCTACAGCAATCTGTGATGCGTTTCTACCTGCACAAAGCTTTTTAAGGTTGCCAGCTCCACAATTAAATGCAAACGATACCAGAGCATCAAACTGATTCTGGTTGAGATTTGCAGTGATTGGCACATATGCGGGACTATTAACGTATCCCTCAAACTTTGCAATATCCTGCTTTAAATATGCGTCTGCCTGTGCCTGCGTGATTGTCATACCTTTTTTTACTCCGGCGGTATGTCCATAACCGATGGTCCATACTCCGGCAGCACACTGATAAGCAGATAACCGACATCCCTCATACTGCTTGATCAGATTAAGGCCTGACTGTCCAATTTTTCTATTTGCCATAAAAATTACTCCTCCTCTACTTCTGGAATTCCTGCCAAAGATGTAAGCCATGATACGATACCGGCTACAATTGCGGATGATACTACCATCTTCCAATCCACTGCTGAAATCACTGCCCCTGTGCCGATTACTGCTACCGCTGTCTGCGCCATCGTCTTAATTGATCTGATTCCTGCGGCTTTCGCCCATTTCTGTGTGCTTACTGATGGTTTAAATACCGAATTTTTTAACATATTATTTTCCTCCCTCTAAATCTGCAATGCGATGATTGATAACTTTTACCTGTTCTTCAATAACTGGAACACGTTGCGCAAAATTATTATGCAAGCGTACCTCGCGCGTCAGTTCATCAATCTTACAGTCTGTGACTGCCTGTGCTGTCTGAAGCTTCTGCTCTGTTTTTTTCTGCCCTGAACTGACTGTGAGTACCGTTCCGATTAACGCTAATCCTCCTGCTACCAATGCCGATATAATCGATTCCAAACGACCAACCTCCCTCTTTCTTTATAAAACCATTATAAATCTGCCAAGCCTTGTATTTGTGCTATTTTTCAACGCAAAAAGCGCCGGACAATTAATCTGATAGACTAATCATTCGGCGCACGGCACTGCTTTATTTTGTTGCTATTATTATACACCACAATTCACATAAAGCAAATATTTTAAATCGCAATTCTGTGATTTTAAGAAAATGTACTGATTATCTGAATTTACATTTGCAAATTATTACCTTATAATTTTTTTGAGAGAGTCATCTACGAAATTGATTTAAAAAATACCTTCCCAGATGACTTTTCTCCTCCCATCGTGTTATACGAGCCGGAATTATCCGGCTCTTTCTATTTTACCATGTTGCATCCCTCGAACCAGAGTTTAATAAATTTTTTTTCCACATTTTACACATAACCTTGTTATATGTTCTTGTCCAAAAAATGACCACATTTCATTTGTATTTACATATTCATGTTTACATAACAACTGCCTAAATACATATTTTATCATAATCATGCCCTCGGAATAATGACAGCCCACTTATCGTTAACATTATCATATTTTAACAATCCTTCAGTCGAAATTGCATAAATCTGAAAATCATCGATAAATAAAAGCATAGTTGATGACTTATATGATTTTGAATCACTATAATCTATGACAGTCACATATAAAACATCATTCTGCTTTGCATAAGAGTTATAAAGCTGAGCAAGTGTCAGCGTCTTCGTTTCTTTTAATGGCAAATGAACAATATTTAACGAGTTTCTCATCCTTGCAACGATTGCATCCGTACTTAATTTCTGGGAAACCACATCACGCTTTTCTGTTATTCCGCCTCTCGTAATAGTAGGTTTCATTTTGACATTTTCAAACGAAGCAGTTGCCTTGGAAAGCCAGACGCTAATATATTTTATTTTCGTGTATTTTCCATCAATGTTATTAATTTCAACTGGAGAAGTTACATAAAATGTTTCAAGTTCCGAATCCTTCGCCCGCTCAAATGAGACTGCTAATGCCACTCCAGATGCGCTAGGTCGATTTTCGAAGTGAGGATCCATACTGTAAATGTCATTATATAATGGAATATTTTCAAAATTATCATGAATTAATCTAAATAATACTTGATTTGTTTTTGATGGAATTTTTCCATTGCTTCCGATAAGTAAAGATCCATCATTTTTAGCTTCCACCGTTGTTAACGACGAACTGTTGAATGACTTCGCATAACTGCCTGTGCTTGTTGCGCAATATGGAAATGGAATTAAATTCTCCTTTATAATCGTTAAACTCTGGGAGACATCCTCTATCGCTTTTTTATTATTGACTATCGCTCCGGTCACGGTACCGTCCCCGATTTTTGATATATCCGCACTTCCAAGCTTCGCAATAACACCGGACGTTTTATCAACAACCCAATTCAAAGCATTGACAAGATTATTTTTCACTTCTGTTTTTAAAGATTCCAACGTTCCGATCTGCTTTTGTAAATTTCCGGCTGCATCCTCAGATAACTGACCTTTTATATCATTGAACCATGTTATAAAATCTGCCTGCTCCGATGCTTTAAATCCGGCAAGATCAGCTTGCACTTGCTGATATAATGTTGTTGTATCAAATTCGCTGATTGCCGATATAATGCCGCATCTTGCAGTTTCATAACGTGTGTCCGTAATTCTCTGATTGGAAATAGCGGAAGAATTTTTATTTACAAATAAATCTGCTAATCCTAATTCCCAAATAGATTCTGTTCTTGTAAGCTCTGGTCTTAAAGGACTTGCTGCAGGTATGCCCTCTACAATATATAAATCACAGATTCTCTCCGAATCATTATCGTTCCATCTTAAGACTACAGTATCAATTCGATCATAATTAGAATCTGCTGCCTGAATTGCAAGCGTCCGCTGATTTTCTTCCAGTTTCAACCCTCCTGCACAAATTGCAAAACCAGGATTAACAATAACATTCATTCCACTACCTGCTTCGACTTGCAGATTGGTAGATGGGTTTGGTAAAATGCCATCTGTTAATAATTTGGCTATCAGTTTTCTAAGTGGTGCGGACGTAATCGCACGATCATACACCGGTGTTCCATCACTCTCAAATGTGACATGTGAATCAAAAGGAAATCCTATCATAATTTTTGTCCTCCTCTATCTTTTTAAAATTATTGGTGTACCAAATTCCATTGTCATGCTCCACTGTCCGGACTTCATGACTTCATAGCAGCCAATTAATCTGGCTTGGGCAGACAAATCCATTTCTGGAATTTCTATACTGCACAAATCTCCCAAATCAAAATCTGTTCCATATTCGTAACTACTCTCCATTGCGTCAAATTCAACATTAATAATTTTGGGATATCTGGTTAATGCATTTAGTGCTTCATTATCCATAGCAACAGCCAAATCGCTGCTTGTATACTCATTTCTATTTAATGTAGAACTATTTGATAAAAACCAATACTCATCATCGCCAGATGCAGCGTTAAAAGTAGCTCTCGAAACATACGTAGTGACATCATTATCTGTTTGCTCATTCGTATTCAGGCAAGCATTTTTATATTCTGTATCATCAATCAAAATATTTGGGTTCTTTATATTTCCGTATTTTGTCGAAAAAATAATTGGATTATTTCCATCTGCATTATTTTCCGTCCGGTCAGATCCACTCCATACTTCGAATTTCTTATTGCTTTCCACGAAATCATAAAGTACTCTATAAGACATGCCGGATGGTTTTAAGATGTCATAGATCTTCCACCCGAGCAGTTCTCCGTTGCGGTAATGCACAGAATCTTTTCCTCTTCCGAGCGATGTCCCGGAAATAATATTTAAATCAGAACTTACGCTTACGGTAGTTAACGTTTTAAAAGCATTAAAAAACGCATATGCCACATTCTCTGCTTTTCCACTCTGGAATGACCATGAAGGTGCATTTGTCACATTTGATGCACCGTTCTGAAATACAACATGTCTGTCTAATGTTTTTTCCATGAAATACCCGCTCAACTGAATATATTTATACTGCTGTTGCCGGACGTAATTTATTTGTGTTATCTTTCCAAGTTCTGGTCTGTCTTTTGTGTAAATATACCTCATTGACGAATTATACTGCTCTATCGGAATCTGTATGGAGAACGTTCCAGCTTCGTGGAATTTCCTGCTCCATTGTAAATTTGTTGACCGTATTAATGACACTATCTGATAATTTTTATCTAGTGCGATCGTATTAAATCCTTTCATGATCCCTCCTAAATTGCCCCATAAAGTTTATTATAATAAATCGAAACATTCATAAGATTGCTTCCAGTGTCTGCATCAAAAGAAATTTCAGAACTTCCAACCGGAAGCTGCATATCATCAAATGCAGATGTTCTATCGCAGTGTCCTATAAAATTAACACCATTCTTTTTTACCGTTGGTGGATTCTGTGTGAAATCAATAATAATAACATCATTTGCTTTCATATTATCCAGAACCCTGACATAATTATCATTAATAATGATTTTAGGATTCACGACATCTCCGTTTACTGATATTACTGCTTTGCAATAGGTATCTACATCTCCATCATTGTCGAGCAACACTTTTTTAGCAAAATTGAATTTACCACCAGTGATTCCCTTTGGTGTGCCACTTGTTATACTGCACAAATATGGAAATCCACACATTCCGACAACAGAAGCAATGTTTTTGCCAAAATTATCATAACTTTTAAAAAACGGATTTGGACTTAACAATGTAATGCTCATTTCCATCACCCGGTTTACATTTTGAGCCGGAATGCTAAATTTATAAATTTTACCTTCCACCCATCTGGTGATGCCCATGTATGTTATATACATCTTATAATCGAATTTCGGATTAAAAAATGATATTGCGCTTTTTCTTAAAACATCATTCAGATACGGATTTCGTGAAATAGCAGTCACAGTCCTGTCTTTTGGTGCGATTCTGTCAGAGACAATGATCCCGCCATCTCCCACGGCATTATCTACCGTGGTGATGTCGTTTTCATATGAACCAAATCCATCCAAACCTTTTGATGGAATTTTCCAATCTGTTCCATCTATTAAAAATTCTCTCTCATCACTTCTCACGAAGCGAATACACACTTTAGTATCCATACGCGCCCCTCATTAATCCCTGTTTACTTTCAACTCTTACTGCTCTTGCGAGCTCATCTGGTGTTGAAATCTGCTGATTAACATTAATTGTCTGATTGAAGTTTCCTAATCCGGTGCCAGCACCATTACCACCCGACATTCCAGCACTTACCGTTGAAATGCTTGCATTAATGTTCTTTGTAATACCGTCTGTGCTCATAAGATTCTGTATACCATCATCAAAACCAGCAACACACATCTCACCCAGATATTTAAACTTACGCGATGGTGAATGGATTCCAAGGGCATCTTTTGCAGCATTAAACAGATTTGTCGCAAGATTTTTTACATTTCCGGTCAACCAATCCCAGCCCGCTTGTATTCCACTCCAAATCCCATCAATAATATTCTTACCGATGCTGCCCCAATCCATCTCTTTAAATGAATTTACAAGGCTAGTAAACAATTTCGGTACGGCTGCCAACAATTTTGCCGTGTTTGTAATCATAAATTCTGCCAATTTTACAAGGATATGAACAGCAGCCTTTAGTAACTGCGGTGCATTTGAAATTAATGCCGATACCAACCGTGCAATGATAATTGGTGCAGCCTCTAACAATTTTGGAAGTGCATTTAAAATTCCATCCACCAACGAAACCAGCAAATTAATACCAGCCGTGATTATATTCGTCAGTGTACCAGGTTCTGTTATCGCCATTGCTAACGATATCACAGCATCAACCCCAGAAGATAATAAATCTGGCAGTTTTTCTGCTATACCATTCACAAGATTAAGTAATATCTCACTACCACTGCTGAATACAGAATCCGCATTATCGGTGATTCCTGATATTAATGTTGTGATTATGTTATAAGCAGCCTCTCCGAGCGTTGGAAGTAATGATAAAATTCCTTCTGAAAGTGTGTCGAGAATTTCTTCTCCACCACTTAAAAGCTCCGGTAAATTTTCATTCAAACCAGTTACAATAGAAGCAATCATGTTTACACCAGACTGTATTAAATCTGGCAGAACATCATTCGCCAATTCCGGGATTCGATCGATAATAATCGGAACTAATTCTTCAACAAGAGTTCCGACACCGTCCAGAGCCGTTTCTACTCGTGGTAATATATTTTCTGCTACAGTTCCAACCGAATCAACAAAATCTTCTACAAGTTGGTCAAAATTCTGATTGTCATCAGTAACACCGACAAGCAGATTCTGCCATGATGCTTTCATGGCACCTACACTACCTTGAATCGTGGTGCTTGCTTCCTTTGCAGTTGTTCCCGTAATGCCTAATTCGTCCTGAATCACATGGATTGCTGAATAAACATCGCTTAAACTGTCCAGATCGTACTCAACGCCTGATATAGCTGTTGCATCTGCAAGAAGCCGTTCCATCTCTGACTTCGTACCACCGTATCCCAGCTTCAAGTTGTCCAGCATCGTGTAATTCTGTTTTGCAAATCCCTGATAAGCATTCTGGATGGATTCCATTGACGTTCCCATCTTATTTGCATTATCTGCCATATCGATAACGGCTTGATCTGCAATTTGAGCCGCTTCAAGTTCACTAGATGTACTCTGTTTTAAAGATGCGGCAAACCCGGAAACTGTATCCATGTACTCATTAGCAGACAGGCCGGCTGTTTTATATGCCTTGGAAGCGTTATCCATGACCTCGTTTTGTGCAATCATAAGTTTTCCATATTCTTCTCGCACTTCATTTACACTTTTTCCAACGCTATCGGCATAATCCCATACGCTCTGGCCGCCAGCTCCAAATAAAGTCTCGACACCGCCTACAAGCTGTTCATAATCTGCATAGGCACTGACCGCTGCCGTTCCGATTGCAGCAATCCCTCCGGCCGCCGCCGTAACTCCTGCAGTTATTCCGGCAGTAATTGTTTTCATGCCATTGACCGTTATGCCCCCCAGTGCACTGACGCCCTTTTTAAATCCATCTGTTAATAACTTTGTATCAAAAACTAAAGATCCATCAGACCTTCACTGGTTCACCTCGCATTCCTAGTTGAAAAGATTGCTGAATTTTTCATCTTCTTCCAACTCCGTTTCTGTTTTCCTATCAATTTCCCATGCTCTACGCATTTCAGAATATATATCTCTATCTTTATCCTGATTCTTCTCATAACAGCGATATCCCATGACTTCACGAAGTCTTGTGCTGTCGTTAAGTCCTCGTATCAAAGCTAAAAACTTATGCCAGTGTAATTCGTCCACTTCAAACAAATCAATGCCGTATTGCCCTAAAACTGCACTGTATATGAGATCACTATCAAGTTCATAATCCAATGTGATTACGTTTCGATGATAAATATCTCTTGGTAATGGTGTTTCCGGTCTTGAAAAAGCAAATAATTCATTCAAATTACAATGCGCCGGCATTTCATTTTTAAATAAATACGAAACATCGATATTTTCTCCACGCTTCAGCTTTGTAACTTCGATTTCAAATCGCATCCAGACACGAAAATCTGTATATATAGAAAAATCACTACCGCCCACTCTGACGGTGTTTGGTAGTGATTTTCTTGTTAGATCAAGCATTGGCTGCACCAGGAAGATTAGCCATTACTGTTGCGCTGTTTACCAGATTATTAATTTTATCAATCTGCGCCGAGTTCAACGTTGCTCTCATTTTCTCCATCTTATAATCATTTAAAGGTTTATTATAAGCATCATTGATTTTCAGCACTCCAATGGATAAATCTGACAGATCGATTTCATCCAGATTGTCCGATCCTAAAATCTCTTTTGCATTCGCCTCACCAAGAATATCTTTTACAAATTCATGTAATTTTTCAAATTTCTGTCTTGCCTTGATATTAAGATTGTCCACCTTCAAAACATCATCCAGCTTATTCATAACTGAAACTGTCTTTTTCGGTAAATCATAACTTCTGTTGTTAATAATTACTGTGTAATCCATAAATCCTCCTAAGTCGCACTATCTGCGGTATATGTAGGTACTCCATCGCTTATCGTAACAGTACCTCGATCAATATGGTTAATTGAGAAGTTAAAATAAATCTTCTCTGCAACGGAATCAAAATGATCCAGCGTTAAAGTTGATTTTGTTTTCCATGCCTTAAATTTAGGCGTTTCCTCTGATCCAATATTTCCATCAAATACAATCAGGAGATCTTTCTTTACATCTTCGCCTGTAGGCAAATTGAAAAACATATCATACAGATAATCAAATGCCGCATCTCCCTTGTTTGCCTGTAACTCCTGCGCAAGTGATGGTTTGTAGTATTTAATATCTGTTGTTGGGATTTCATCCTCAATAAAATCGTTATCCTCGGTCTGTGCGTTCAAAACCAAGTCAAATACTGTGGATTTTCCAATTCTCGCCCACGAAGGTGTTAATGCCGATGTCTCGGCGGTGTTCAAAAATGGAATAGTTCTATGTTTTTTTAATCTTGTTAATCCTGACCTTATGATACCTCTCTTTCTCGTAAATAAGTGATGGACAATGCCATCTGATATAATGTATCTTTGTCACTGGCTTCCATCGGATATGGATTCCCGGTAATGGAAAATCCGGTCACCGTTCTATTTTTATCAAGTGCTGGAAATGCATATGTGTAAGCGAAATCATCTGCCCAATATGTCAAATCTTCTAACCATTCATCAGATTCTTTTCTCTCTGACCTGGATCCGGTTGACTGGCGCGCCATAAAATTATAATATTCTGTAATCTCACAGCTACCGTCATTCATTTCCCTTAATTCTCTGGATGGTGATTTAAAAAGACCATACTGATCGGACCCGTCTGATACATGGTTCATATCAATTGATAAACCCTCATAATTGCTAAGCAATTTTACAATGTATTGTGAGATAGTCATCTTAGCCTCCATTTGCAATTTTCTTGGCACCTTCAAGAATTTGATTTTTATATTGCTGCTTCATTCGGTCGAACCAATAATTTCCACGTTCCGGTGCTTCGTGGAAATTTGCTGGCATATAATACCATCGTCTAGCATATGGTGTGCGATACTTAATCTGTCCACTTCCAATCTGCGTATTTAAGTGACCGGATTCAATTAAAATATTCTCTCTCTTTGGCACCTTCGGCTCACATAACCGGAGACATTCAGAATCAATAAACTGTTGCACTCTTCCATTCTCTTCAAGTCCCCGTTTTTTTATCGCGGCAGAAATATCGCAGATAAATTTAAACATATTAGGCATTACGCCACCACCACCTTAATGTTTTTGCAAAAATCACGATTGGAATTGTCGTTTATAGACTGTATCATTCCCGATTTTGGATATCTCTTCATCAAATCAGAAATTCTTTTCCCTTTGACATCCTCTACAACGTCCTCGACTGCTCCATACACAATGCAATCCTCCTCATTAGCAGAATTGAGCGTCAGTCCTTCATAAGTGCCATTCGGGAATGTTACGGACGCGTACCGGGCAATGCTGATTTTTCCGTTTTCATTTTTCTTTTCGGTTTTATCAGACCACTGTACGCCTTTTACAACTGTTCTTTTCCATTCTGAATCATAAATTTTGTTGTAAATCGTAACTGTATCGGTAAATAATCCACTCATAACGCACCTGCCAATCCCGTACCAGAAAGACCACCTCTCGTAATCGATATAAGCTGTGATTCTTTCTCTGCAACTGTAGTAATCTTATATGATTCGGAATATCCATCATTGCTGACAGATGAAACTCCTGTTCCCATACCAGTAGACTCTTGCCTATAAAGTGCATTTATCAGATCACAGACGGTATTCTGTATCTGCATATGCACCTGCTTCTGAAAGTACGTTGCCGATGCTTCATCATAAACATCTTCAAATTTTCTTGCCCTCATGTGTGTATACACATCCAGCTTTGCAGATGCTTTTTGAAGAAATGCCGGGAATTTATCTACCGGAACATCCGCATAGAGGGAGCTATAATACTCCCAATTAACATATGGCATATTAAGCCACCTCTCTTTCCTTAGGCTGTTTTGCCTAATAATTTAATTCCTTTCAGCACACCAGCCATTTTGCTGTTTTTAAGTACTGCTCCAGCGATCAACTCGACTTCCCCTGTCTTTACAGCTCCTGGTGCCTGTAAATCTGGAAGATACGTCTTGAGCATCTTGCTTCCATCTACGGAAATTCCGTGGAATGCATCAAGTCCAAGTTTTGCTGCATAAATATCAGTTGTACCATACGCATCTGAACTAGGTGTTGACGTAGAAACAACATCTTCTGTAGTAGAACCGTTGTAATACTGTCCTGCATCCATAAGAATAATTCCATTGTATGTCTCTACAGTTCTACCGAAATCATCCTTATTTCTGTCATAATATCCGGCTCTACGTGCCGCAGACTTCACCTTTGTAAGCATCTTACTGTTCATCATTAACACATCTGGTTTTGCAGCCAATAATGCAATGAATGTATCTAATTCATCAAGCAATGCGTTGTAATTGCTGTCTAATAATGCAGATGTTGAAATGTCAATATTAGTTGTCATCTCTGTTGATTTTCCAGTTAAAATCTTTTTAAGTCCGTCAAAGGTATTAGGCACATATCCTGTACCGGAAGATGCAGATGTTCCATTAATTACTAAATTGTGGAAGTAATTCGCTCCCGCCTTTGTTTTCTCTTTAATCTGGAAATCCATCTCATTAATAGCACCAGATGTCTGTGCGATCACACGGTCAATCTGGAATGAGCCACCAAGGATTACCGGGCTTGCTGTGCATTTGGTTCTCTTTGCTTCGTTTGGTGAGTACTCAGCATTAATCTGACGTACTGATGCGGTAGATGGTGTCTCTAATCTCTGATATCCATATACCAGATTGCTACCGCCTGTTGGTGAAATGGTATCATCAAATGTCAGTTTATCGAGCAGGATGGACGATCTTCTAAATTCATCGATCACATTCTGTTCTACTTTGTCTGCATAACCGACTTTTGCTTCTTCTAATGTTAATGCCATGATTCATTCTCCTTTACTGTTTATACTTTTCTTTTAATGCGTCCATCAGAGAAGAAACTCCTTCATCAGGTGTCTTTTTCACTCCCCCGATAAGATCAACTTTTCCTTCCGGTTTCGGTTCCGGCTCACCGAACAGCATTTTGCTGTCCTCTGCTTCCGTCAATGTCTTGATTGCTGCTGCAATGTCCTCTTTCTGGTTCTTTGATGCTTTCAAGACATCAACATCCAAAAGAGCAGTGATCGCCTTAGCATTCTTACCATTTGCGGATGCAATACTCTCTTTGAGAAGATCATTGAAATCACGATCCGCAATCTCCTGCTGATGCGTTGCATCTTTGGTCTTAATATCTTTCTCAAGATCCTCAATTTTCTGCTTCATTCCGCTCACATCGGCATCTTTAAACTCCTCCAGATCCTTTTTCAGATCTTTGATCGTAGTTTCCTGTGTCGCGGTTTTGATTTTCTCAGCAGTCAGATCTGCCTGTGCTGTTTCCAAATCTTTCTGAACCGGATCAAGCTCCTCATGATGCATGTCCAGCACCTTATCGATCTGTTCTTTTGCCATTCCAAGTGCTTCTAATTCTTCTCTTTTCATTTTTTCATATCTCCTTTAACGATGATTTGTTTAACGTGGGAGAATCACCCACAGATAATTGCGGACAGTGGATTTGAACCACCACTATTGGCTAAGGAAACCAGTATGCTGCCATTACATCAATCCGCGGCATTAAAAAGAGCCAATCAATCAAGTCCTAATTTAAGACTTGACTAATCGGCTCTAATCGGCGCTATCGTTATTAAACTTTCTCGTTTGCAGTGCTTGCATTTGCACGGCAAATTTTTAACCTCGGTATCTTTATTGATTGCCAAAAGGTGGCTTCCACACTTTGGACAAGGATACCAGATAAATCTACTAGGATTCAATACATCACCCCTAGTGATATTATATAACACTTTTTGCATGTTATCAATGCAAATTATTTGTTATATTGCAATTAATGCTATTCTTCCAGAATTTCATATAAATCTTTTTTTTGATTAATACACTTGTTTAATAACTGCACATACTCACCATAATCTCCAAATTCATACTCCATATCCCCATTTGGATCATATCCGAATAATTTTTCATATTCATCTCTAAGTTCTAACAATTTGTGTGATGATATTCCATAATACATTATTTCATCATTCCTTTTATTCTCTCTAATACTTCTCTACTGGTATTTTCAAATATTTCCTCTGTCATTTTCAACACATCATCATCTTGATCATATAATATTCTACCAAACTGAGCAAATGTTTCTTTTTGTAGCACATTTTCTCGTTCCCAATAACCCGGTCTTAAATGTCCATATCCCAAAAATACTTTTCCGTCACTCGCACCATTTACAATATCTGATATTCCTCGATATTTTTCATAAAATACCTTTTTCCCTCTTTCATTTATATAAAATGCATCAGGATATTTATAATATAACAATTCCTCAACACTTTTTCCATATCCAATAGCTATATTCGTTAATCTTCTATAATCTTTTTCTATTGAACTACTCAAGAAACCATTATCTGTTAGTCCATAAATATAGTCTATCTCGTGAAATAGCTCGTGTGCAATAGTTCCAGGTGCTGTATAAGTACCATAATAAATATTCCCATCATTTTTATTAAAATAAGATTTTTGCTTTCCTGCATTTTTTATATACTGAACTCTTTCATCTGCCTGTTTCAGAAGTATTTTAACATCATTATTTTTCACATTACTAATTCCACTTCTAAAACTTTTAATAACGTCTGTCTTATCTTTTATAAATAAACTCTTTATTCTTCTTCCAATATCTGAGTCATCATTATTCACTTCAATAAATTTTTGATATGCATGTGTAGATCTCAGAGCACTGCTTCCACTCTCTACTCTAAGTCGATTATCCCGTTCTTTCAGCCCGGCCGCCTTTGAAAAACTTTTATAATCTGCCATCTGACCACGCAATTTATTCTGCAAATCCTGTGCATCGCCGCCAATACTTTTTGTTGCTTCAATTTCTCTCTTAGTCGCTCTGATCTGCCGCTCCATCTGACGCTGTTTCTGCGTGGATTCATAATAAGTATAAGTCTTTCCACCGATTGTCCGTGGATCAGGCTCTTTTATATCCTCTGGGATTATAGATGCACCTTCCCAATATGGGTAAAAATCATGCGTACAGTTTGCTCCCTTTAATCCTGTGACAGTTCCATACCCTGTTTCTTTTACAAAATCCGGATATTTCTTGCTTTTTCCAGAATAGGAAAACACTTTATTCTGCCATACTGCATGGTCCGGTCTGCTTCCCATGTGCTGGGTTGTGATTACAAGATCATGGTTAGAGTTTTTCAGATTTTCCTCTGTGATTTTTCCAGATAGCTGTGACATTCCAGTTCTGACAGCCATTCTGGCAGCAACGTCAAGTTGGTACGATCTCCCACTTTCATAGTCAATGCTTCTCAATCCGCTCTGTGCCAAACGATGTACACAATCCTTGACTGCCTGGTCAAAAGAAAATGCTCCGGTAGATACCTTAATCAGTGCGAGATCCATCTCTCGCTGATACATATCCATTACGCCAGTTATGCCAAGTGCTGTATTCTTAAATCCCATCGTTTTTGTCAGATTCCTAAGTGCTCCAGATGTCTGCAAAGAAGATGCCTTTACAAATTTGCTTAAGCTGTTCGGCTTTGTCAGTTCTTCCCCCTGTTGTTCCCACATAGAAAGATCATTATTCCATGCCATATCACCGGCTTCTGCTATCAAAGTTTTTCCTGCTTCCTTTGCAGATTCTATGGTATTATTAATAATCTGCTGCACCTCTCGCTTATATGCCATAGTGTTTTCTGCAACCGCCATCTGATAATCTTTATCAGCACGAAGCATTTTCATGACTTCTACACGGATTTTATCCGCAGAAAATCCATTTTCTACCATTGATTTTGCCATAAGTTCCGCTGTTTCAGTATATCGTCCGGTTTTCTGCACTCTCCGGGCAATATCAGCTATGACCTCATCCTCTAAATCTTGGTAAAGTCCAATTATGTATTTATCCGATAAAACATCTATCTGCTGTTCTGATAATGCCCTTTAAATCCCCCCTAATCATCAACATCGTCAATTGGTTCGTCTGTATATTGTATATATTTCTTAGCTTCATCCTCTGGAATATTATATTTTTCCATCATATACCAAACCTTTAAAATTGGCACTTCCGGGAACGATAATGCATCCGCTCTCATCGCTTCGAGTTTCGCCTGCTTATCTTCCACATAAGAGTCATCAAAACCAATTGTGATCTCTGCGTCTAAATTATATGCTGTATCATGGTATTTATTTGAAAACCACATGACAGCTCTGCAGATATCCTGTATATATTCAGTGGCTACTTGTCGCTGCTTTCCAAGCTCCTGCATGGCATCCTGCCTTTCACCGAAATACTCAGTAGCCGTCTTAATCTGTCCATTTTCAAAGCTGTATTTTTTTGTTCCGTACCCAAAAGACATAGATAATAATGATAGTGCCAGTTCAATTGCTTTTGTAATCTGTTCTACTCGGATTTCAGGATTATATTCTTGAATAAGCCCCTTCTCTTCTGGAAGTTTTTCCCCTGTAAATACAAATAATTTTTTTTGTTCAGGAGTTAATATTGGATTTCCATCATCATCAAAAGCACAAAGTAATTCATTTATCAGTATAATTTTCTCAGACTTGTCCAAATCGCTAAACAATACGTTATAGCATAAATCTACAACCTTAAGTGCTGGAATTGCATTCCATAATTTAGGCAATCCGTAGCCTTCCATATTATCCAGATTATTCACTTCAGCGACACGCATAACAGCAAATGGTTTCACATCACCAAGCTGCACAATCGTCTGTTTTCCAACTTCCTCATCTCCACGATCATTAAAAATATGTGTCTCCGCAGTATATAGATTATTCTCGCCAAGCAAGAATAACACGAGTGTTGTCTGCTTCTTTCCCTTGACCAGTGTACTTCCAGAAAATGCCGCCTCAACCACAATATCATTTTCAACAGTAAGTGGTGTAAATGCATCTGCTTCCACATAATTAAGCTTAATATCTCCACCTCTCACAGAAGAATCATCCATAACCGTTGCATTGTCCAAGCGGATATAACAGGCTACTGTACCATCCGCAGAGGTTTTTTCTAACTGTTTACGGTATTGCGTGTTGAAATTACTGCTAGCAAGCACCTTTGCTACAAAATCCGCTTGTTCCCCTTCTCCTGCATTTATTTCAAGTACCTCACACAGATTTGCATCATCAGAACAGCATCTTTTTGCAAAATTCAACCTTGTAAGCTCATATGGTATCCCATTGATTGTTTTTCGCTTATGAAAATCATTTATCAATCTGTTCGCATACCAGTCATCACATGCATGAATGATCGTTAATGCCTTATCATTCACATCGTATCCTTTTTTATTCAAAAATGCTTTTACACAACTCTCCATCTCTTCCTCCTATCTTCTGTCCAGATCAACATATTCAATAAAATCCAAAATTGTATAGTTCTCCGCATCCCACCAGTCATTGCAGTTTCCGATGTTTTTATCCTCTGGTATGTCCGGGTGGTCTGGATCCCATTTCAACTTGCCGATCGCACTTCGTAGCTTTGTGCAATTCCGGTTTATCTTCCACCTTCCGGTATTCATCAGCATGTCGTAGGTTCGTGGTCTGTCCGACACTTCATTTTTACGGCAACCTTTAATATTCCGGTATGGCAATCCTGCTTTTCTTGCGGCACTCCGCAGGCTGTTTATCATCGTTGTGCTTGCGCTGTCTGGAAATACCCAGTCAATAAATCCGTACTTTTCCTGGCAATATTTGAAAAACTCTATAAACTTACTGCATATCGCTTCCGCATCAATGTCTGGTGACAGTTCCAAGTTTGCTTCCTCTGCCGTCCTCAGATCATGATATCCGTGGAAGTAAAGCTTCAGCACAAAGGTTGTCATAGATCCGTTTCCACCGAAGTCTATACCCATTGTGATCCTTGATGGGCGGTGAAGTAATTTCCCTTTCAAATCCCTTTCAAACAATGGATCTGTATCCTCATCATAAAGATACGGTTCATTGTTCTCTGCAAACTTTCGGAAAATGATTCCTTCTGCAACTGCTCGTTCGCCTTTAATGTCACGTCTATACCACACAGTGCCTTTCTGATAGGTGCTAAGAACTTTTCTGATCTGCTCATCCGTCATGCTCATATTGTCCACCAGAGTGAAGTGTCCGTAGTTATATCCGTAATCTGGATTTTTCTCCTGCTGTTTCTCGTGGAATTTAAGTATCTCTGTGTAATACCAATGCTCTTCCTCTTTCGGGTTCAGATCATGAAATATCTTACGGTCGGAACTTGACATCGTTCGGTCAAAGACCTCTTTCAAAAACTTCGGGTGGCATTCGTTCGCTTCTGTCACATATGCCATGCCGTAAGTATTACCCTTTATCAACTTCTCATCCCCGTCTTTACCTCCACCGGATATAAGGACAATCTTCTCCCCGGTTTTGGTCTGCACGTACACGCAATCACGGTCTTTATACTTGCCCTCGCGGCATCTGCCCTCAAAGTAATTCAGCAAACCGTATCCATCACAGTCCAAAATATTAAGCTTTGCCGTCGCATTTGATACTCCGGCTACAAGGTGTATTTTATTCTGATGTGTTTCCAGCAGCGAACAGAATATAATGGTCTGCAGTACGTTCTTGCCGCCACGCTTGCCGCCCTCCGCTACATTAAACCAGCTGCTCATGCACCAGAGAAAGTATTGATATTGCCGCTCACTGAACGGTGCCGGGCTATTCATCTGCTTTCTCCTCAAAATCTTCTATTCTGCGGTTCGCCACCGGATTTTTCAAAATATCTGCTATGGTCTGCATATTCTTAAGGATTTCCTCTCCGGTGTCATCCTTGACCTCTGCTCGTTTCTTGTCAAATTCTGCCTTATATCTTTTATCTTCCAGATCGACAGGGAGCGAATAGATCTCTTTTATATTTTTCAAGGCGGCAGTCACTTGCGACAATCCCAACCGGTCAACAGGTCCGTCTGCTATGTTAATATGCTCCGTCTCGTCTATGACTTCCTTTGTTGGCTTTCCAATAGCGGTATTGTCCTTATATTCCACTGTCCGAACTTTCTTTTTATCCTTTACAACATACTGTTCAAGTTCTCCTAGTGCCTGCTCTGCTTTCTCTGCCGCCTTATCTGCAATGGATAAAAGTCTTACTATTCTGTCGGCATCTGCATCAGAGGATTTTTCCAGCGCTTTTTTCTTGGTATTTTCTATGTATTTTCTTCTTTTTTCCGACCATTTCCCTTCTGCTGATTTTTCCATTATTGTTGCAAAAGGAATATTGTATTTTTTTGATAAACCCTCTAAAGTGCAAGGTTTCTTTTTTATATCTGTCACATACTCATGTTCTATTTCAACCCAACTAATGTCATCTTCTGGATGCACACCTTTTCTGTTTTGTGTGCACACCGTTTCTTCTTTGTGTGCACCCTCTCCTCTACTCCATGCATACCGTTTTTTCCAACTCTTGACAGTGTTGATAGTGGTTCCGTACTTCTCCGCTATATCCTTATATTTCATTCCTGCCATATAATCCTGTTCTGCTTTCTCGTAATTCTCCACTATCTCACTCCCTCTCCTATCACACAAATAAAAAGAGCCGGACATCAATCAAATTAATGACTAATATTCGGCTCAATGGCGCTAACTTATATAACTATTATATCATACATAGTCTTACTTTTCATCTTTTAATAGTTTTGATACATTTTCTCCTACTAAGGAAATTTTATTTCTTATCTCTTTTTGAAATGCTGTTGTGCTACTATTTATCTTTTTTACCTGCTGTCCTTCCTGTTCCCCGCAGCTCTCTTTGCATGTTTCACGCAGATTGCTCATAAATTTCCCGGTTAAATGTCTAATCTCTTCTGGGTCAAATTCTATACATAATGCTTTTGACACGCTACTATATGTCCCTATTCCTGCTAAACATTTTTCCATCATTGCATTTGCTTCCCGGTTAAATTCCCTATGATTTGTAATAAACTTCTCTGTATCGAATGTGTATACGCACTCAGCAGCTTTATCCGAAACAATATACGCTAACATTTCTAATTCGCTCAGCCAACTAATACATTCTTTCAAATATTGCAACTTTATCTCCTGCCTCTTATATTTGGCAGTTTGTTTTCTCTCATCATGTAACGTTATTATTAAAATTAAAAATGGTGCTAAAAATTCAACAATATGCCATACAACACTATCTTCACTAAAGAATTGGGTGATATCCATTTTACAATCTTTATTCCTTCCTCTAAAACAACCTATATATATCTATAAAATTTACCAACCATCGAATATTGACGGTTGGTAATATACCTATATATCTACTTAACTCTTCTGGTTTGATAATCTTCAGATAATCTGATTGCTTCATCTGCTTTATATGTATCCATATCATAAAACACAAAATTGTAAGTCCTTTTATCATATGCATACCATATTCGGCACCCTGTCTTTTCTGTAAACAAATTTGATAATGCTGTTGTATTTTGTTTGCAGACCATAGATCCCAATGTCCTGAATTGACTTTCATACACAATTCCACGAATTGCTAGTTCGGAACAGATTTTTGACAGATCTGAATCCATATATTCTTCCAAATGTTCCCCTAATGGTTTTTTACAATCATATTCCATGTTTATCACCTCGTAGTTTTCTTCAATTATACTACGCCAACCGTCAATATTCAATTATCAATGTACTACAATGCTAATGTCTGTATACCATTTTTACCGGCATATTTCAGCCGGCAAAAATATCAATATTCAGTTCTTCATGTTAAAAAAATCAAAAATGGCTCTTAATACTCGTCCAATTGTTAGCGGAATTATGGAAAGTATCCAAGCAATGATAATAAGTAATATTATCGGCCATAATGCTACCTGTGCCAGCGTATCCATCTCATCTACAGAATCATCTTCTAAGAATCCGGCAAATACGCATCCGATGAACGCATATATTATGATTCCTATAATAATCTTCATTTTTTCACACCTTCTTTCATCCGTTAAAGTTCAGTTTACCTATCGAACATACTCATCTGTCCGGGTATGTCGTTGCTCTGCATCCACCATAAATATACTTCCTCTCCGCACGTCCACTTTGTGTTCTTTCCTCGGAATCTCCTCATTTCAAGCATCCGATCAAAAGCTCTTATATACGCAGTTTTATATTTGGGGAAATCATATATTTCCCGTTCTCTCTGACATTTTTTTGCCAGAGGACAGGCTATACACCCAAGTCTATCATATCCCCAGGAATACATCTCGCAAACCGGTATATTTTCGCCATTGATAACGTTCCATATATCCACTGCTTTCCAGTCAATAATTGGATTAACTACAGTTTTAGCTTTCATCTGGCAGTTTTCAAATAACCGTCTCGTATCGTCATTGTCTGTTATAAGCATTTTTTCATCAGAAACGCCTATGCTTTTATTCGCTGTCTTTCCGAGGACTTCAAATGCACTCCTACTGCTTCTCGCCGAGCTTTCTTCCCATCTAACACCAGTGGCAATCATCCGGTTTGCATTTCCACCTTCTTTCAATTCTGAACAGCAATACCGAACAACCCTCGTTGGTGGCATCAACTTTATAGGAATCAAATTCCACATCGTCACTCGCTGCCCGTTTCCCTTATCATGATAATCTACAGTACACTTAACACCTTTCAATTCTAATCTTCTGAATGTTTCTCTTATATGGTATACCGTAGGTGGCGCATCTACTGTGGTATGTGAATTATGAACCTCAAACGGTATTCCGCTTTGCTCAAACACCCACAGTAATGCGTCCGAATCTTTTCCTCCTGAATACTCACAAACAAGCGGTTTCCCATAATGGGATATGGACATTTCGCTTGCCAGCCTCACACGATCTATTGATCTCTTAATAAAATCTTCCAACACACCACACTACATTTATCCGTGTGGTAAATTTACAATCTGCCTTATAGTCTTTGGGAGTTATTACCGCTGGCCGTTAGCCTTTTCTGGGGCGATACCTAAGCAGCGTGTTAATAGCTGCTATTTCTCAGACGAACCATGACATTCCATTCTAGCATTTATCAATTTTTACAACCCGGATTCTGATTCCGGGAAACCTCGTTTCACGAGGATAAGTGTTATTCCTTTCTCATAAACATGTCTTTTATAATAGTTATCACCTAAATTCTAAATGTTCAGTTTAATTGTCTAAAATATAGTCCAGCTCTTTTTCTACGTTTCCCTGCTCGAGTTGGAACATAATTCTTTCCCATTCTCCGCATCTGCACCGCTCTAATAAAGTAAAATAGTCATTTCTGCAACTATCTAAATATGTCTGTTTAACAGCTTCTTTACACTCTGTAATTGTTACATGTTGCTCACTATCACTTTTATTATGCTGCGTAATTAATCTGTACTTCATATCTGATACCTCCGCTAAAATCTAATTTAACTATTTCACTTCCTGCTCAATATTTAAGTTTCTAAACATTGCGCACATCACGTCCACAACGATACTGTTTCCAAACTGTTTGTAAAGTTGCGTGTTGCTATTGACTGCTGCCATCTTGGAAATATCTTCATCGGATACTCCCATCAACCTTCCGCATTCTCTTGGTGTCAGCTTTCGGATACGGTATTTAGTGGCAATATGGCTATTCGCATACCCATGTGTGCCAGCTACAAGATTAGTAGATATACCATTGTCATAGATAACCGTACCGCATTGCGAACCATCGCTGGAAATCTGACCTACCTTTTCAATCCGTACAATCTCTTGATTTTGTGCGGTTAATGTAGGACACGTATTGCCATTATCTTGCACATGCCCTCTTCTTGTCTGGCTTTCTGGATAGCTTGCGTCAAAGCATCCACCAACTTCACATTCAATAGAACCACTTTTTGTAGCCTGCTTAATCAGAACCATATTGTCCTTCTGCACACTTGTTAAACAGTTACTTGTGCCTTGCATATTTATTTCTAACCTCTGTTCCGTTGGACTTCCAGTAGTTCTATCCGATGGATTTTCCGGGTTTCTGCCACGCATGGCAACTATCTGGCTTTCAAGAATTTTCGGCTCTTGATTACCGCCTTGCATTGTACTCAATGTTGGACTGCACCCCCCCACATCATAAATTCTGTTGGTACTCTCAAATTTTGCTTCAAGAGAGCCTAAAACATTTACATTTGCCATAACTACTCCTAAATCATGTTGTTCAGCTTTCACACATCTTGCAATCGGATACACACCTCGTTGAAAAGCTGCTGTTACTTCTGTGTATATACTGCCTATTACTTCCATTCAATCACTCCATTTCCACCATAGCTGCCAAGACCTTTATAGTCTCTTGCCATAAGAGTTACAGCTACATCAATAGGTTTTTCTGCCACCTCTCCACTATTTTTTTAACAACCATGTTTCCGACTTGCTGTTGGTTTGAGATTCCGCAGTCATATCTTGTCGTGATACAGTTTGCAATTTCTCTCTGTTGTGTCTTATTGATTGTTCCGTCAACGCATGTCTGTCTGTCTGTCTGTCTGTCTGTCTGTCTGTCTGTCTGTCTGTCTGTCTGTCTGTCTGTCTGTCTGTCTGTCT